ATTAGAATAGAAATGGATAGGGCTTTGAAAAAGTCTGATCGTCGTACTGCAACAAGAGGATTTGGATGAATTACCAAAAAATTAGGGCTGCTGTAGAAAATCCCTTATTAACAGCGTTTGGCGCACTTAGTCCTGCTGTACCAATCTATTTTGACAATGTAATTGCTGATCCCCCTAACAGTACAAGTGAATTTGTGCAGGTAAATATTGATTTTGGCTTAACAAACGACCCAACGCTCATAGAAAGCGTGGACAACGCCAGAGGTTTAATTACTATCCAGGTTTTTACAGAAAAAGGTAAGGGACCGTCGAGAAATCAAACATTAATGACAACAGCCGTAGCAACGCTTGAAACACTTAATTCTTCTCAGAAAACTACGACAGGTGTGTATATGCGTCTAGGCTCAATAGAAGGCCCAGATTTTTCAAGCACTGAATCAAACCCTTTGTTTAAAAGTGAAATAGATACCTCTTTCGTAGCAACTGTACTAAGCTGATAAAAGTTGGCATTACACGCTAACCTGTAAATAAATTTTCTAAGCAGCCTCATGGCCGTTACTGTTCTATCGGGCACATCAGGTGCTCTCTACTATAAACCTGCTGGTACGACAGGTACTTTCAGTCCTGCTGATGTCACTATTGGCACAGAAACAATGGTGGTTCAGACTTACTTAAACCTAAAAGTAGGTGATCCAGTTAAGTTTCAAGTCATAGACAGCTCCACTGGTGCGTCAGGAACAGGAACATTACCTGCTGGATTAAGTGCTGGAACAACTTATTACGTTACTGCGTACACAGCTACAACAGGAGCGTTAAAAGTATCAGCAACCAATGGCGGTTCTGATGTGAACCTAACTGATGTTGGAACAGCAGCAGCTCCTAACGAATTTCAAGTTTATTACAACGATTTTGCTTCTATCGGACAAGTAAGAGAGTGGACTTTTGAGATTGAAAGAGCTGAGATTGATGTAACAACAATTGGTCAAGCTCCTGGTCAATACGTTCCATTTAGAAAGTACATCGCTGGATTTGGTGATGGTTCTGGTACTGCTTCTACATATATGACAAACGAAGATGCAGCTCTATCAAACAGATTGGTAGAAGACGTTCTTCAACGTCAGCAAGTTGGTGCAGCGTTCAAGCTTTATACAGACCGTGTATTTAGTGGTGGATCTGTTAGTGACACTCTTAGTCGCTCAATCAGCTTTGATGCAACATTAACTTCTGCAAGTTTCAGTGTTAACCCTGATGATGCTCAAGAAGTAACAGTTAACTTCCGTCCAGCAGGACTCCCCACATTCGACTTAAGTTCTACATAATAGTAACGGAATCGGAATGTTCCACTAACCCTGCTTCTTGCAGGGTTTTTTATTGACTATTGAGCTATAGTAGTGGCACATAAATTCTTATTATGGCTACTAGCTCAAGACCGCTTCGTGCAATAGATCGTTTAAAAAAGGCTGCAAACTTAGATGCTACAAAGAAAGAGGTTGAATTATCTGACGGAACCATATTTGAATTATGGGTAACACCATTAACAATGGCAGAAAGAGAAAGGGCACAAAAAGGAGCCAAATCTGATGATGCAAACGAGTTTGCTCTTCGCTTACTTCTGACAAAAGCTCAAGATGAAAATGGTGAAAGGTTATTCACTCTTGGAGAAATAGACATACTAAAAAATGAAGTCAGAGACGCTGATCTACAGGCTTTAATGTTGGCTATTATTAATGACGATCAGGAGCCAATAGACCCAAAACTTTAAGCCAAGAACTAAGGAAAGATAACTTAATGATGCTGCAATTCAGCATTGCTAAAGAACTAGGAAAATCTTTAGTAGAAATCAGGCAACTTTCCTTAGAAGAAATTCTTGGCTGGAGTTCCTATTTTCAAGTTTTAAACGAAGACCAGCAGAAAGAAATAGATAGAGCGAAGAGACTCCGCTAGACTGTTGCGTAGTGCTTGGGTTAAAACATCGTGGCCTATAAAGCCGATATAAATATTGCTGTAAAGGGTGCTAATGATTTAGCCCGTTTAAGAGACAGAGTACACGATACAGCAAAAGCTATAGATGCTGCTAACGCTAGAATCCAAGCTTTTTCTAAAAATGCGTCAGGTGTTGTACGAAGTGTAAGTAATCTAAATTCTATAGTTGGTTTAGCTGCAAAAAACTTTAATGAAGTTGCTCTGGGAACGGATGATGCTACTTTTGCAGCAAGAAGGTATATTGATGCTAATAAAGAGTTAAATAAGGGATTAAGGGAAAGAGCACAGCTTGTTGCAAAGATAAAAGAAGGAGATAGAGTTTCTGGTCTTGCTAGAGCAGGAATAAGAGAAAGAACACAATATGGAGGCCCAATAGGTCCAGGTGCGGCATCTAATGTTCTTGGAGGTCAAAGTGCTCCTGTGAACGAAAGAATACAGAGAACTTTACAGGCACGAAAGGACGAAGAGGAGTTACAAAGGGCTCTTCAAAAGATGGAGCTTAAGAGTGTAGATACCCAAAATAAACTGTTAAATGCAAGGGCTAAAAAGTTAGTTCTTATAAGAGAAGAGGTAGCTAAAGGAAAAGTATTAGAAAGAATGAGGCAGCAAAGGATAGCTGGTTCTGGTTTTAGAGACTTCAGTATTAATGCAGAGCGATTTGGTGCTCCGAGTTCTCCGATTAAGCAGGGACCACAGGTATCTTCTGCTTTTCAAGAGTCTTTTTTGCAGGAGAAGAATAGACAAAGAAGATTAGATAGGCAGTTAAAAGTAACTAGAGGAAGAAGGAAACAACAACAAATGCAGGGTGCTTCTGCTAATGCCCTTATTGGTGGTGCGTTCCCTCTCTTATTTGGTCAAGGTCCAGGTGCGGCTGCTGGTGGTGCTTTAGGTGGCTTTGGTGGTGGAATGATGGGAGGTCAGTTTGGTTTTGCTCTATCCCTAGTCGGTACAAATCTGGGTGCTGCAATTGATTCTTTAGTTACAGGGGCAAAAGAGTTAGGTGTAGCGTTAAACCCTCTAACAGCAGATTTAACAGCACTTACTAAAGCTGCTGGACTTGCAGGGACAGTAGATGCCAACAGAATAAATCTTATTGAACAGGTAAGGGGTAAGCAGGAAGCTTTAAACGCAGCACTCAGGGAGATGACAAGTGTTGTAGGTGAAAGGGGAGTAGAAGCTCTAAAAGAATTAGGAAGACAAACTACAGCACTAACAAATGCCTGGAATAAATTTATGACAAGTGTTTTTGCTGGTATTGCAGAAGCTTTAAATAAGTCTGGTATTACGCAAGTTATAACTAATGCTTTGAACGCTATAAGTGGTTCAGATAGTGGAATGGGCTTTGCTCAATCAAGTAATGCTAGTTCTGCACTGCAAGGGAGAGTTACACAGTTGAACTCTGTAAATCAACGGATAGCGACTTTAGAAGCAGATCTAGGTGTCGGAGGAAATGCTAGTGGGAGCGTAGACTCGCAAAGAATAGCGAAAATAAGACTAGGTGAAGAAGAATACAATACGCAGATGAAAAAACTAGAGGCTCTTAGACAAGAAAGTAAGTTAGTTAAAGAAATTATTGCTGAAAGATCTAAATTTGAAGAAGTAATAAACAAAGCCTCAGAGACTCGGAAAGTAATAGATGAAGAAGCTTTCGGAGCTATGTTAAAAGAGAATGAAGTAGCTAAAGATACTGTGCAAGTAGGGGCAGCTAGAGCAGAACTAAATGAAAGAATTAGAAAGGCACAAGATGAGTACTTAAAGATATTGCAAAAGGTCGATCCAACAATTGAAAAGATAAGTTCGGAGGAAGCGAACAGAGTGAAGTCGGCTGTAGAACTAAATGACCAACTGAAACGTACAGGAGAATTATCACAGCAGTTACGGGATACTTTTGTAGAAGGATTGGCTAGTGGAATAGAGGGACTAATTACAGGAACTAAGACCTTGAAAGAATCTCTTGCAGGTATTTTGAGAGATTTTGGAAGTATCTTGCTGAGAACAGGATTACAAAATATGATGCCTGGATTTGGTAGTTTCTTCGGACAGGGTATAGGAAGTGCAAATGGTAACTACTTGGCGAATGGTATTAGGCCGTTTGCTTCTGGTGGAATGGTTACACGACCCACAATGGGACTCGTAGGAGAAGCAGGAGAAGATGAGTACGTCATACCAGCCTCTAAAATGGCTCAGTCAATGCAACGGTATTCAGCAGGAGCCAGGGGCCAATCAGTAATACCTGGCACAGGTGCATCCTCATCAGGAGGAGCATCTGGTTCGTCAACAAACGTCACTTATTCTGGTCCAATATTGAACTTCAATTCTGAAGAATTTGTTCCTAAATCTGCTGTAGGTCAAATTATCAATTCAGCAGCATCTAAGGGTGCAGCAGCAGGAGAATCTAGAACAATGTCTACTCTGCGAAATAGCAGAGGAGCTAGAGCGAGGATAGGAATGTAATGTCAGTTGTTGCTTTAACTGCTTTCCTTACTGTTTATAAAACAGACGGTTCAGAACTTAAATTCCAGAATGGAAAACACACGGCTGTAGCTGGTCATAACTATTTGTCTTTCCTTTATCAAGGAGCAGCAATGAATAGATCAGGGGATAACTTAGAAGCTTCTCTTGTTCTTGCTAATAACTCATTAAGCATGAATCATGTAAAAGAATTTGTAGATAATAAGTATTCAATAGAAGTAGAAACATTTTTAATGACAACAGATTTTAATAAAGATACGGTTGCTGCCAATGGAGGAAAAATAAGCGGTGAACTGTGGTTAGCTGCTGGAATGAGTTATGATTCTCAGTCGATTGAATTAACTTTATCTAGTGCTATTGATGCTGTTGGGGCAAACGCTCCACAGCAAACTTTGACGAAGGCAAGGTGTTCTCATCTTCCTTTAACAGGTCAACTGCAAAATCTTTGAAGCCTTACGAGTTAATAGGTCTTGAGTATCGTTTAGGGTCTGATCCTGCAAAACATGGCACTGGAGATTGCTTATCTTTGGTTCGTACAGTATTGGGTCACTATGGTTTTACTGTTCCAAAAGGAGAGCGTGATTGGTATAGAAGATTAAAAAGAAAAGACTATAGTATCTTTTTTGAAGAATTAAATAGGTGGGGAGTTGAATCACCCCCTAAACTAGGAACAATTGGTCTTTGCAAATCAGATGATGCTTTGTATATGGCTGCGTTTTATGAGGAAGGATGGCTGAGTTACCAAAAAACATTAGGAAAGTCGGTGGTGAAATGGTTGCCGCTAGAAGCCCTTTCACTCGCAGGGTGCTACTTCCAACGGAAGCCGATCTCTGTAATGCCCTCGGAATAACAGAAGAAGAATATTTTCAATTCTTAGAAGGTGTAGCTGCAAAAGTAAGGGAACAACCTGAAGCGTATGGTTTAGTTCCTGGAATTTTTGCTGGCCCTGGAGCAGGTGCTCTTGCTCTTTATCAAACAGTTGGAGGTGCAACAACCTTAACTTTTCTTGGTCAAGTTGCTGTTGGTATTGCCTTAACTGCTGCCAGTGTTTTGTTAGCACCAAAACCTCCAAGCATGAGGCAAGGTACACAAGAAAGAACAGCAGATATAGGTGGTACTAAGAAGTTTGCACCGCAATTTAGTTTTAATAGTGTTCAAGACTTAGCAAACTTAGGAGCTTTAATTCCTCTTGTTTTTGCAAACAGATCTGAAAATTCTAATGGTGGTATCAGAGTTAATTCTCAGCTTTTATGGTCACAGATGGTTAGCTTGGGTCGTTATCAGCAATTAAAAATACTTGCTCTGTTTTCGTTAGGGGAAATAGCTAAAAGGCCAGATTGGAAAGGCTATGCTATTGGTGATTTATTGATAGAAAATTATCATTCAGATAAAATTTATACATTAAATTACGGCGGAATCGAAGGTACAAATATTCCTTTTTTAATGGCTGGTGGCCTTATTCCAGAGGATACTGTTTTTAAAATTGACAATTTAAGGCATTTTTCAGGGACAAGGAACCCAACAACACAGGCAACATTTGGATTAAGTAATCCAATGCCAAACGCTACATGGTACAGATTGCCCTATCAATTAGTTAGAACTCAAAGTGATATAAGTGATAAGAGTTTAAGGCCAGCAGGAAGGATAACACTTAAGAAAAGAAGAAAGCTTCTTGGTGACTGGCCTATGGGGGCAGGTTTTATTTCTGGTGGCACTGCTCAACAAAAAAGAGGAGAGGAAGCGGTTCCTGTAGGTATTGAACTTGCTTATCAAATTACTGGGTCATCACTCAACGATGAAAACGGTGCTCCTTTGCCGTATTCAGGAATTGCGTATGTACAAGATGCACCTAAAGACAGCAATTTAACCTCACATCCTCATGGTTTAGATGATGTAAATGCTGCTACTAAAACAGTAAGAGAAGCAACTGATTCTTATCTTGCAATAGGAGAACAATATATGGCAGGTTCGGCTTTAGTTAGTTGTACCAGTATTCAAGAGAAAGATATGTTACCTGGAGAGCCTTGGGATGGAACAGAAACTAGAGCAATCAAGTTTAAAGTTATAGAAGCTGGAATATATGAAGCAGTACCAAACGGCGAATTAGGTACGCATTTAGGCAATCCAAGATGGAAAAGACCTGATATAGGTTTTTCTGATGCTCCTTACTTTGAAGTGCAGACAAATGATAGAAATAAATTTTGGTATGAACAAGATCATGATGAAATTTTTAATCCTAATAGTCGATATGCTTTACAAAAAGTTAGTTTAGGAACTATTTCTAATAATAGAAAATGTCATATTACAGAAATAGGGATTAAATCAAAAGTATTCAAACAAATTCAATTTGCAAATGTAAATAGTAAACCAACAGAAGAGGACCTATACACAATTTACGATAATAAATCTTCTTTACAGCTTGGTAATATAAATAAGTATATTGTTAGATATAGTTTCTTTAAATTACAAGTACGGGCAATCGGTGAAGAAGATTGGAAATGGTTAAAACCTCAGGAAGATCTTACTGCTCATACGGGTTTATTTTGTGTAAGGGGTAATACACCAGAATTTCAATATAACTATATAAGAATAGATCAACCTACTTTTGGGCAGTATGAATATAGATTTTTCCCTTGGCCTGGGGCTGCTGTTGTTAAAGAAGTAGAAACTTACGAAGCCGCTCAAAGACCAACACCTGTTAATGCAATGATTTTAAATTCCAACGGATCAAGAGATCCATTAGATATTAGATCTTTTTACTGCAATGGTTTTACTGTTAAGTTTGCAGGAGAAGAGTTTTATCGTTTAAGTAAAGAAAATTTAAGTAACTCAGAGTGGAATTTAGGAGCACCAAGTTATATCAAGTTAATAGCAAGAACTAGCCGAGTTGTTGGATTTAGCAGCAATCAGCAAGGTTATCCTGCTAGTGAAGGGTATTCAATAAGTAATCTTCCACAGAGTTTTACAAGAGTAACTAGGACTGTATTTCACGATAAGTTTTATTATCCTCCTAATCATGGTGGGTATGTAGCTGGTTCAGGTGCTCATGGAACAGTTATTGCAGCATTTCAGAATCATCCTGCACCTGGTTTAACAACGTGGCGATTGTTTATTAATGCTGTTGATGTAACTCCTCATATAGAGCAATACCACGATGGAGCAGGGACATGGACGGCCCCAGCTCATCTTGATTATCACGGCCCTGATCCTCAACAGGTGCGGTTTCATTACACAACTTTGCCTAGTGATGGTTCAAGAGGAGGTAAGTTTTCTGCAACTACATATAAAATGAATCACCCTGGTTCGACTACGAAATTATATGGAGTGAAAAAAGACGAGCAGTTAGATTTAGCTGAAACAAACGCAACAAAAAATAATGAATTGATAAGTGTTGATACAAACCCAGGAGATCCAGGTTCAAGTTTAAAAGTAAGGTTGACTACTTATGTTGTTGGTTCTGGTAGTAGTCAAAAGTATTTTGCATATTGGACATTAGCCGAACCTGGCCATAGTTACGAGGATGGACAAGAAGTATTTATTCATAAAAATAACTCTGGTTTAAATCAACATATTCGTTTTAATGTAGATCTTTCGAGTACTGATCCTGTCTATAGTGATGAGATTTTAGATGAATTAAATCCTTACGATGCTGCTGCTGATATGTGGCAATATGAGGGAGATAGATCAAGTCATTTAGATGGACCAGAACATCAAATAACATATTGTAATGAAATAGTTAGAACAGAAAACGATCCAACAACAACTATTGAACCCGAAGGAAGCCCCGCTACTTACGGAAATTTAGCTTATGCAGGATTAAGGATTGATAGTTCAAAAGAATGGACAAATTTTAGTCAATTTTCTGCCTACTTTAAACAAGGAATTAAAGCTACAAGCTTGATTGACGGAACGAAAAAAGCAATAAATCTATTTCCTGAAATTGCCTATGCCTTGTTAACAGATAAAACGCTAGGAGCTGGAGCAGTTATCAGTGAATCTTCTGTTGACAAAGACAATATGGAAATTGCAGCAAAATTCTGTAAGGCTAATGGATTTTTCTGGGATGGAATGATTGCTGATCGAGTAAACCTAAGAGAATTTATCTACCAACATGCTCTTTATTGTTTATTAGATTTTACGATTATTGGAGGAAAATTTAGCTTATACCCTGCTGTTCCTTTTAATTATGATCCCGTCACAGGAGCAGGTGATTTTAAAATTAATCTTGAAGGTACACCAAAAATAAAAGCAATGTTTACTGATGGAAATATCAGTGACTTAAGTGTTTCTTTTTTATCTCCAGAAGACAGGCAAGCTTTCAAAGCAAATGTTATTTATCGAGTAGAGGAAGAAAATGGTTTCCCAGAGCTAAAGTCTTCTGTTATTCGTTTATTTGGAACAGATCATGTAGACGATCCATTAGAAACCTTTGATTTAAGTGGTTTTTGTACTAACCGTAATTCTGCTGTATGGTTTGCTCGATACACTTTAGCTTTACGGAAACACCTAGATCACACAGTAAGTTTTAAAACAGCTCCTCATTACATTAATGGGGTTAGACCTGGCGATTACATCAGAGTATTTTCAACAACACAACACGTTCAGCGATTTAACAATGGAGCAATTCTTGAAGATGGGACTGTTGTTTGTAAAGACTTAAGTGAATTAACAAGTGGTTCTCAACCAAAAGCATTTTACTATTGGAATCCGTCAACAATAGTGGCTGGCGAAATAATGCCAGTAACAGAAGCTTCTGTAGATTTTACTAATACAAATGCTGTTAAGGCTTTTGCTGGTTCGTTATTTACCATCAAAGAAGAAGAAGCCTCGGACCAGTGCTACAAAGTAGAAAGTATTACTTTTGGAGATTATGGCCTTGTGCAATTAACTGGTTCGTACGCAGAATTAACAGTAGACGGTAAACTGGCAATGCTACAAAACTGGTCTAGTGTTGGTAGTCCTGTTTTTTATGATGAGGATTAATGGCTGTAACCTATTTCCCTTCTATTGCTCCTAGTTCTAGAAGCTACTCACCTGGAACGTATCCGCAAACTGATTTTGAGTCCTTGGATGGGACAAAAACTACTCTTCGCTATGGAAATAGGCGTGTTAATGCGACTTTAAATCTTGGATTTTCAAATATTAGTGATGCTGATGTTGTTAGTATTTTGGCCGCTTATAAAGACTCAAATGAAAACTGGACGGCAACAGAATCTTCTTGGATTGAGTTTATCGAGAATAATGTAAGAAACAAAGTTGTTACAGCAGGGGTTACAGACGTTAATTTGCAAAATCAGTACATTGAAGAAACACAGTTGAAATGGCGATTTTCTGGCCCACCCTCTGTAACAACTACTTTTATTGGGAAAAATAATGTTAACTGTAGTTTTGTTGCTTGCTTGGATGCACCCATATAATAAGAACAACGTATTGATTTTTTAGGTTGTGGCTTTTTATTCAGGTAAAGACGGAGAACTTTACATAGGAACTGAAAAGGCAGCAAAGATCCAGTCTTGGTCTTTTTCTGGCTCAATGGCTGTTCTTGAAACTACTTCAATGGCAGACACAGATAGAACTCTTGCCGCAGGAGTTAGAAGCTATTCAGGCAGTGCAAGATTGTTTTATTACACCGAAGACAACACTGCTTCTAGCAAGCCATCGAACTTAAATGCAATTTTGACAAATGCTATTGGAACGGGAACAGAAGCAGGCGATGGAGAAAATGCAGCTTCAACAGAAGTTATTTTGAAATTACGTTTGACAACAGGAGCAAATGATATAAGAGATATTCAATTTTCTGCTTTTATAACTGGTGTATCAATGAGTATTGCAACTGGAGAAGTTGCCTCTGCGGATATTAGTTGGGAAGCAAATGGAGCACCATTTACCAATACAACTTTAGTTAACTAATGGGTGTCTATTTTGGTCAGTCGGGTGAAATAGCCCTTAAGAGAGATGCACTTCAATCTGCTTTGTCAACAAAGTTAGATCCTGCTGATGTTAATACTTCTAGGAGAAGATTTAGCGTAGATCATAGTTCTGGTTCGTTATTAACAGGAGACAAGGTTGATATATCTGCACCAAAAGGTACACCCTTAAAGCTGGTTAGTGGGCACACTAATTCTGCTGGTGAATACTATGAAGATGGTAGTTGGTTTATAAATGTTGACCCTGTTGGAGGTCTTCGTTTGTACAACACATTTGCTTTAGCAATTGAAGGGTTACAGTCAACAGCTTTAGCACTTGTTGTCCCTGATGCTGCTACGGATATTGTGATAAAGACTAGAAATGAGAACTTTAGGCATGTTGCTAATGTTCGAGATTTTGAGATGACAACGAGTAGAGAGCAGGTTGATTTAACAAATCTTGGAGATGAATTTAGGAATCAATACGAAGCAGGAATTATTAGCGGTCAAGGTTCTATGAGTTGTATTTGGGAGCATAGTTATGAAACAGGCAATAGAAAGACTGATTATGGTACTGATTCAGAATTTCCTTTTTATCTCGCTCAGTTAATCGTCAGAACACAGCAAGGATCAGATTTTGATGGATTATTTTACATTTACCGTGATACTAATAATGCTAGAAATAATGTTTACTATGAGGCAAATTGCGTCATTACAAATGTTGCTGTAACTGTTAGTGTTGCAGAAGTTATAGAGACAAGAGTTGAATTTGTAACGAATGGAGCAGTCAAATTAAAAACAGGTGATACACCTGGTTATTTATTACAGGAGAACTCAGATAAAATCTTACAAGAAAATCTTAGTCCCATATTGCTCGAACAGGTTTAAACTATTGCTAATGGTTTTTAGTTAGGACTCAATGGCTGATCTACAGATAACTGGCTTAAATCGACTTGCTGAAGCGTCTATAGCAATAGATGATGAACTTGCTGTTGCGGATGTCAGTCAGACAGAGACCAAAAAGGTAACTGTAAAAGATCTAGTCAACGCTGTTGTTACAGCTTCGGGAACTAGCTTTTTAGCTGACGGGGCAATTCCAGGGTCAAAGATAGGAACGTTAGGAACGGATCTAGTAGATACAGCAACAATAATTGACAATAAAGTTACTAATGCAAAAATTGAAACTTCTACATCTGCAACTACTGGAATCGATGGAGGTCAAAAGTTAAGAGATGGAACAGTTACAGTTGCAAAATTAGATTCCACTAAATTTGACCGTGGTTTAAGTGTTGCTAGTGCAAAGCTTGGTATAGCAAACAGCATTACAGCAGGAACAAAAAGCGGAATAACATATACAGCTCAAGGACTAATTAGCGGTGTTGCTGATTTAGTAGCAACAGACTTACCTGAAGCAACATCTAGTGCTATCGGTGCTGTAAAGGTTGAGTCTGGTTCTCTACTTGAAGTTAGTAATACAGGAGCAATAGATATAAAAGATGTCAGTGGACTTTCTGCTGGAACGTATGCGTCTGTAACAGTAAACGCAAAAGGACAAGTCACAGCAGGATCAGCGAGTGCATCTGCTACAAATATTCCTACTGCTACAGCATCAGCAAAAGGTGGGGTTATTGTTCCTGCTTCTGGAGGAATGGCTGTAGATGTAAGTGGAAATCTATCTATAGCAACTCAAGGTTCTGTTTCTGCTGGTAGTTATGCCAAGGTAACTGTAAATACAAAGGGAATTGTAACTGGAACAGGAACTTTAGCTGACACAGATATTCCAGATCATAGTGCTGCAAAATTAACGAGTGGAACTATCCCTGCTGCTCGTATTGGAACAAGTGCCATTAACGCCGACCGTCTTGATACAGGAGCAGTTACAAACGATAAGGTTGAAACTTCAACTTCAAACTCAACTGGGTTAGATGGTGCAAGTAAATTAAGAGATGGCACGATTACAGCCGCCAAATTAAATACCTCAAATATTGATAGATCACTAAATGTGTCAGGTGGAAATCTTGGAATAAATAACACAGTTACGGCTGCCACTCGATCAGGGATCTCATATAACGCTCAAGGATTAATAACTGGAACTGTTGCTCTTGCTGCTGCTGATCTTCCTGTTGCTACTACATCTGTTGTTGGTGGTGTTTCTGTTAGTACTGGTCTAACTGTCAACGGAGCTGGTGCATTATCTCTTACTAATAGTGTCACTGCGGCGACAGTTAGCGGGATAACTTTTAACGCACAAGGAATGATTACGGCTGCAACTGCCTTGGTTGCAGGTGATCTTCCAACTGCTACCACATCTGCTAAAGGTGCAGTACAAATTACATCTGGAGGAGGACTAACTGTTGATGGTTCTGGCAATTTATCAACTTCGACAAGTGGCATTAGTGCTGGAACGTATCAATCAATAACTGTTGATGCTAAAGGTATAGCTACAGCAGGTGCAGCACTTACAGCAGCGTTAATCCCTAACCTTGCCGCTAGTAAAATAACCAGTGGAACAATAGATGCTGCAAGGATTGGAGCCGATACGATTGATGGCTCTAAATTAAGCAATGCTTCAACGGCTTTATTCCAATCTATTGCTCAAAGTGGTTATCCAACGGCTCAGTTCTCAGGACAAATTCTCTTCGATACTGTCTCGGAGGATGCGTTCATCTGGGATGGAAACGCTTGGCAAGCCATAACCACGCTGACAAAAGGAAGTCTTGTCTTTGGTGGAACCTACAACGCAAACACAAGCCAGATGGCTGCGACGACCTCTGCTGGTATTGCGGCTGGTTTAGCAGTTGGTTCTAACCTTCCTACTCCAAGCGCAACCACTGACGGTGTTTATGTCGTGGTTTCGACAGCAGGGACACCAAGTGCTCCAGCTCCAGCTATTGCATTTGCTCCTCCTGATTACATATTAGGAGTGACAAATAGTGCTGGTTCGTCATGGAACGAGGTAGACCTTTCACAAACAGTTGCAGGTCAGGTTGCAAGTAATATTACTTTCTCACCTTATGGTCAGTTAAGTGCTACCAACGTACAAGACGCACTTCAAGAATTAGAGACAGAAAAACTAGCACTTGCAGGTGGTACTGTCACAGGTCAGGTCTTAATTGGTAACGCTGGAAGTCTTGTATTTGAAGGATCTACTGTTGACGCATTTGAGACAACATTAACAGTTGCCGATCCAACAACGTCAGATAAAACTATTACTTTGCCTAACGTAACTGGAACAGTAATTACAAGCGGAGATACAAATACAGTTACATCAACAATGGTTGATGCAAGTTTAGTTAATGCAAATTTAGCTGCCACGGCTGCAATTGCTTTTAGTAAATTAGCTGCTTTAACTTCTGCTCAAATCCTTGTAGGTAACGGATCAAATGTAGCAACAGCAGTTGCAGTTACAGGTGATATTTCTATTGACAATGCAGGACTTACAGCTATTACTGCTGGAGCAATTGTTAATGCTGATATTTCTGGATCGGCTGCGATTACAGGTTCAAAAGTAACAACAGGAACTACAAGTGCCGTTGGTGTTTTACAACTAACAGACTCAACTTCAAGCACTAGTGCAACAACAGCAGCCACTCCTAACGCTGTTAAATCTGCTTATGACTTAGCTAATACAGCAAACACAACTGCCAACGCTGCGGTTGAAAAAACTGGTGACACAATGACGGGCAATTTGATAATTGATAATGCAAAAGAAATTAGGTTTAGTGAGGCAGATTCAAACGGTGCAAATTATCTAGGGTTAAAAGCTCCTGATTCCGTAACTGCTGATATTACTTGGACTCTTCCAGCAACTGATTCAACTGGAACTCAATTCTTAAAATCTGATGGATCTGGAAATTTAGGCTGGGCTACTGATAGTACAACCGATAACACCAAAATGCCTCTCACTGGAGGCGCGTTCACAGGAGATGTCATCTTTGATGGAGCAACAGCAGGTAGAGATATAACTTTTGATCGGTCAGCAAATTCTCTAATATTTGCAAATGAAGCCAAGGCTCAGTTTGGAACTACTACTCTTTTCCATAACAGCACTGATCTATATATTCAAAACGGAGTAGGAGATATAAGACTTGAGGTAGAGTCAGGTGCTCCAGGTCTTTGGATGCACCGTGATGGTTCTATTGAACTTTACGATGGAAATGCTGCTGGAACACCTCAAAAGAAACTTGAAACGACAAGCTCTGGAATAACAGTAACAGGGGGTATAACAGCAACAGGCAATGCAGATATAACTGGAACTTTAGTAGCAGGAACTATTGATTTAGGTGATTCAAATAAAATCAAACTTGGAGCTAGCGACCTATATGAAATTTATTGCGATAGTGCAAATCTAATCCTTGATCAAACCGCTGACGGTCAGACAACATTTATCAGATCCAAACAGAACGGTAATGTAACCTTCGATGCTTCTGATACTGGGAACCAAGTAGCAGCTAAATTCAAATGGAGTAATGATTCTACTCCTGTTTCAAGTGCGGAATTATACCAAGGAGGAAACAAAAAACTAGAAACAACAAGTACTGGAATAACAGTAACAGGAACTGTTGTTGCGACTGCCTTTACTGGAGACGTGACAGGAGACTTAACAGGTGATGTTTCTGGATCAGCAGCGACAGTAACAGGAGCAGCTCAATCAGCAATTACAAGTGTTGGCACGTTAACTGGTTTAACTGTTGATGGTGATGTACAGCTTGAAGGAGATAACAATAAAGATTTGTTATGGGATAAGTCGGCTAGTGCTCTTGAATTTGCAGATGATTCTCAACTTAGGTTTGGTGCTTCTGATGATTTCAAACTTTGGTGGGATCATTTAGCAGGAGGCGAAGCAAAAATTTCAAGTCCTGCTGCTTGGCTTATTGCTGTATCTAATTCAGGTTTTGAAGTTACCAATGAAGCTGAAAACAATACTTCTCTTAAAGCTGTTCCAGGTGGATCAGTTGAGTTATACGAAAATAATTCAAAGAAATTAGAAACCAGTGCAACAGGAATTGCGATAACTGGAGAGTGTTCTGTTAGTGGAAATATTTTAATGAGTGGAACTGGAGTTCTTGATATTCCAGCAGGTACGACAGGACAAAGACCTGGATCAGCAGATACAGGAATGTTTAGATATAACACTACTCTTAATCAATTTGAAGGATATTCAAATACAGGTTGGGGAGCAATTGGTGGTGGAGCTGGAGCTACTGGAGGATCAACGGATGAAGTGTTTATGGAAAATGATCATACGGTTACAACAGATTATTCTTTAAGTTCTGGTAAAAATGCTGTTTCAGTTGGTGAGTTAACTGTAAATAATGGAGTAACCATTACAATACCCACAGGTAGAACTTGGGTGGTGCTTTAAATGCCA